ATCCGAAGGATCCGAAGGATCCTAAGGACCCGAATCCGAAGGACCCTAATCCGAAGGACCCTAATCCGAGGAAGTATGTACCCACCGCTTACATCAAGGTGAAGGTGGGCAAGAAAACCTACATCGAATTTGAGACTGTCTATTGCAAGACAATCAAGGCGGGGGGTAAGTGCGAATTAGGTGACAAGTGTAATTACTCTCACGATGTGCTCACGACCAGGCTTTGTAACTTCATCAGGAATGGTGAGAAGTGCAGGTTCAACGACCGCTGCAAGTTTTCTCATGATCTCAATCTTCTGAAGAGACGTAAGCCTGATAAGGAGAAAGCTAGGTCTGGTCCCAAACCCATGTGCAGGAACGGCCTCAAATGCGAAAATCGCAAATGCACCTTCATCCACCCCATTGGGCACAAAAAGACCCCTGTACCGAACACAAACAGGACTCCTAACAGGACTCCTAACAGGACTCCTAACAAGACTCCTAACAGGACTCCTAACAGGACTCCTAACTCGTCCCCTCAGACCCAGGTGGACAAGAAGTTTCTGCTTTGCAAGAACAACTGTAGTATTACCAATGCAATCACGTTCACTAACCAATGCAGATTCGGAGACAATTGTAAGTACGCCCACTCCATCGCCGAGGTTACTACAAGGATCAAGAATAACCCGGAGTTTGAATGTCATTATAACAAGTGCGATGGTGTCATAATAAATTATTTGACCAAAAAAGACAAGGACGGTAAGGATAGGAAGACGAGGCGGTACACAAACAGCAACAGACGCAATTGCTTTAAGATTCACACTAATGAGCGTGTCACTGACTTCATTATCCGTACGAATAATCTTCGTTAGGGAAAGCGACACCAGGCGTCCGATCCTGGCTTTCTGCAACTAACCTCAACCTCTTACTCAGCAACGAGTAGAAGGGTAAAATCCTTCTACTCGTTGCTGAGCGGCATAACTAACCAACTCTATTACTCAGGAAGTGAATATACACGGATACACCGTTATATTCACTTCTTGGGCGGCATAACAACAAAATCCAAAAAAAAATCTCATCACATTTCGATGTGCCGAGATAACGATAGGAATGGAATCTCCGGGAATATGAAGTTTAACTATAAGGGTACATTTGATAAACTAAAGATGGGTATCAAAGGACTTAGAGATTTACTCAAGAAGGAGCTCCCCTCATACGAGGAGCGTGTGCCTATGAAGGATTTAGAAAACAAGAAGATTGTTGTAGATGCATCGCTATTCATTTACATGTACAAAGCTGCATGCAAGGAGAGGTTTGAAGAAATGTTCATGAATCTTTTTTCGATCCTTCTCGAACATAACATCCACTTAACGTTTGTGTTTGACGGAAAGTCGCCAAAGGAAAAGAGCAACGAAAAGAAGAAGAGAGCTGATAAGAGGGAGGCGTCAATCCTTCGCGTTAAGAAGCTAGAAAATGACCTCGAGGACTATACCAAAACGGGAGAAATCAGTCAAGACCTGCATAACATCAATATGAAGGTTTCGCCACCACAATTCTGTTTATCAAAAGTCAAATGGTATATTGAGAAGCTACGCAGCAACATCCTCAACGTCACGGAAGAGGACTTCAAGAACGTCCAATCGATTCTTACCATGTTCGGTATCCCCTACATCACCGCCAAGGGAGAGGCCGAAATCTTGTGTGCCGAACTTGTCAAGAAAGGTGCTGCTCACGCTGTGATGACCAAAGACACTGATGTGCTGGCATGCTGCGTGCCGATCATGCTCTATGACGTGGACCTTACCAACAGGGAATTCATTCAGATCAGGATAGAGACCATATTAACAGGACTAGCCCTTGACAAGGCTAGTTGGTTGGATCTGTGCATCATGTGCGGGACCGATTTCAATGACAACATACCAAGTGTGGGCCCCATAACTTCTCTCAAATACATCAAAAAGTACAAGAGTATTGAGGAGATAGGTTCCGTGGTACATAAGGTGGACAAGAAAACTAAGGAAGAGCTAAAGCTAGACATTTCTGTGCTGGCGCACGAAAAGACGCGAGAGCTCTTTAGTTTCAAAGATGATGTGCCCGACCTGGTTGAGGGCAGCAAGCCAGATCTGGAAAATATAGAACAATGGATAAACGACAAGCGTCTCAATATTTCAATTACCACCATCAGGCGTAGGTTGGGTATTGACAGATTTGAATATACCGAATAACATAAACAAGATTTATAACCTCGAGGTTATAAATTCATTTGGGTCACCAAAGTCCTAAGTCATGCGAAAGTAAAGTATAAACATGACAACGATAGCTATTAGTAGGAGGATGGGGATGTTGCTGGGCTTCGTCATGTCTATGAACCCCTCCAGAACGCCCTCGTCGTAAGGCATAACCTTGAAACCCTGAGTGTACGCCTGACGATCATATGTATATCTGTTACTATATGGATAGACCATTTTTTACGAGTCAATATTTTATATCCCAACTCCTACAGACATGGGGGGTCTAGCGCCTCCACAATAACTTGAACCCATTTCCAAATGATACCTTTGTTATTCGTTGTACACGACTCCCACAATAGGTCTACATCCAACTCTAAAAGGGTTCCTTTCATAAATCTGTGGTTGTGTGCGTCTATCATTCCTCTCACCGTGTCCCGTGATAGAAAATCAATTGCCACTGCATACAGATCATCGTCATCTAACTTGTTCATGACCTGATGATGGTAATGGATGAGCCTCCTGTACACGATCTTGTTCTTATCCTCGAACAACACCAGTAGTTCATCTATAAACTGTAGTAGTTTCGTCTTGAATACATGCATTTTTAGGTTGCTTGGGTGTTTATAACCCTATAACCCATACCCATTTGATTGTCCTTTCATGAAAAAATGAAATAAAGGGTATATTGACAAGTATGAAGGATAAGTATCATGACGACAACACCTCAGATTTGCTGTATTGATGGAAACATTGGCGCCGGTAAAAGCACCATCCTCAACAAACTCAAAGCAAAGGGTTACTTGGTCTTTGAGGAGGATTTGAATAACTGGGGCTCGCTGTTGGATTGCTTCTATGAAAACCCAAAACGTTGGATGTGTAGTCTTCAGATCAAGATCCTTTGCTCCATGCGTTCTCATTACAACAACATACGTTTGCACAACAAAAGCGAAGCCTTTGTTTTCATAGAGCGCTCTCCCATCTCATCAATGATATTTGTCAAAAATGGAGTCAAACAAGGCTTTCTCACAGAGGATGAAGAAACGCTCATCAATGACAACTACAAACACCTGGCATGGAAACCTGACATCAGATTCTACATCAACACAGACGTCGACACGTGCTTTGAGCGTATGCGCTCCAGAAATCGTAAGTGCGAGAAAAACGTAAACAAGGATTACTTGCAATTCCTTCACGACGAGTACATTAAAACATACAATGGACATGACATGCCCCACAACTCACACATCATCGATGGACTGCCGCCTGTTGACAATGTCGTCGACTTGATATTGGAAAAGTTATAGGTATTCTTTTTTTTCTTTCATATATGCCTAAAGGCATATATGTGCCGGAATGAATGGTTCACCCATCTAGCTTAATCAGAGGGTCGTTTAAATATTTCATGAAACCGCTAACTTGGTCTTCAGGTATATTTGCTGCCTTGCGACCCGCCATGTACTTCTCCATAAACGCCTCTTCAAATTCGGGATGTTCATTTTTCATCTCGAGCAACAACTCGACACACTTCTTTTCGTTTTCAACACACTCAGCGCTTTTCTCTGTATGCTGTTGGATTGAATACCTGAGATGAGCCAGCTTTACGCGGTGAACGGTATATTTGTCCAAATCGACGGCATCGGGGTCTTTTTCCACGTTGCGCATTAGCTCCTCCTCGCGCATCTTGATGGCCTCCATCTCTTTCTGCGCATTCAGACGCTGCCTGCGCACGTTCTCTGAGATCGTTTGCTCGGTCTGTTGCTGTAGATCGACCCTGGTGACCTCTTCAGCCATCCCTTCGCTAACTAGAGGAAAGGGTACACCCATTATGCATGTGAAGACCGAATTTGACGAGTCGATGTCTCTCACGATCTCCTCAGCCCGAGCCTCAGCCTCCTGTAGCGTCATGTAGGCGCCTCTAATCTTTGCGACCCCATTCACTCTATTGGGTCTCTTCTGCAGCTCTTCCAGCCGCTGCTTGTGCTGTGGTTTCAGACTAGTCTTGATATCATTTAGAAAGCTGTTCATTTCAGTATCTGGGTTGTCGATGTATGTGAAGAGGGCAAACTTGGGCTCGCCTGCTTTCACGGGGTCCTCGAAGCGCCTATTGACGCGCGGAAATGTTTTCACATCTTTGATTAGTTCTTTCTTAGCAGCCTTGACTTCCTCAGGTGAAAGAGAGGGTCTGTTGCGATGATCAGTAGGGTTAAATGTACTCATTTTGATAAACCAAGATAATGCATAACCCTCCACCCTCCATAATAAACCCATCCATATGATAGGTGGATTTCGTTAAGGAGCTAAACATCCTTATTTGTTACTAAAATGTCTTTAGAACTCACTGTTGAGCAAAAAGAAAAGCTACAGAAGTTGGATGAAGAGATGAAGCGGCGGGAGGAACATGCTGAGAAAAACCGCTCGCGTCGTGAGGCTTCGTCGAAGGCTACTGGGATTCCTCTGGACATCGTGGACATGGACGTTATCAGAGTCGGCACCCTACTGGGCCTAATTAAAAAGAAGTCCATTCTCGAAGGTAAGGAGTCGGATACAACAGGATCCCTTTTAAACATGTTCCTCGGAGAAGACGAATTTAAGATAGACCGTTCGAAGATTCCGAACAACTTCAGGAACGCCCCTACCATTATCACAGAGGCTGATAAAATCAGCTATCACCAACAATACGTCCAACAACAATGTCAATACATGTCTCTCATAACTATGTCTCTCATCAAGCAAGAAATTGCAAACATAAAGAGTCATATATCTGTTTACATCGAATCAAACACCGTTGACAACCTTAAGACAACGTGTGTTGAAATTATTGAAGTTCTTCTTGATGAACTGTGTGAAGGAGAGGATAATGATAAGTTATGGAAAACTTTGACCGTTACGCGTAATGCTCTGTTGGGAGTCATAGATATATGCCAATACAAGAAGCTCCTCAACGACCACATCGTCCTACTCAGGAAGGCCGGCAAGGCTCATACACAGATCGTAAATCACATGTCGATCAATGACGTGAGGCTGTCTCTCTACAAAGGATGCCTCACGCGAACGAAAGGACCTCTGACACCAGAGGAGTCACATCGGTTGTCTCGGGAAGTGACTATGCGGTGCTACATGAAACCACCTGAGTTAAGACCGTTCGACTTCGATGATATCGTCAGACAATGCTGCGTCCCATCACTCGTGTGCTTACCCATCGACGAGGTGATCGAACATGGTCTCGTTGGACCTTATAGAAACAATTCAATAGGGTATCTCAGTATAACAAACAATAAGACGCCGTGGTCGTTCTACAACCTGAAGATCATCAATCCAGACGGTGCACGGTTGTGGGTGTTGGACAACAAGTTGTGGATGCTCACTGACAACATGATATCGACCATGAGTGCGTATATCATCAGGGTATTCAGAACATTCTACCATGAGTACTATGGAAACAACACCTTCACACATGGCTTTTGGCTAGCTTCGTATAACAAGCACTACGACGCCTTCATCAACATGATAAACAATGTCTCTTTCATCAGCAACCACATGATGGTCCACAAGTTTTTGATGATGATCTTGATGCAGCGTTCTCCCCTAATACCAACAGAATATGACTTTTTCAACCACATTACACACTACGACTTCTCCATCACATACACACCCTATCTCACACGTTTCGACGATAACATGAAATTGATATTTGACGACTTGAGTAATGAACATCTCACCAAATTGAGATCGTTCATGAACCCTCTGAAAAATGAAATAAAATAAGTTGAATTTTAGTTTCTGGAGCTAGTCGAATAGGTAAAAGATGTAAAATAAACCTAGTGATAAACATAGTACTATTCATAGCATATTTGCGCCTTGGCACTACTCTTACACTTTATATGATGCTAACCTTGTCATATAAACCTTGTCATATAAACCTTGTCATATAAACCTTGTCATATAAACCTTGTCATATAAACCTTGTCATATAAACACCGTGAAATTAAAAGGCACACATGTATGAACAAATAAATCATATAGCTGGAGTTGATGAGGCCGGCAGAGGCCCACTCGTCGGCAGCGTCATAGCGGCAGCAGTCATCCTAGACCCTCTCAAGCCCATTACAGGCCTTGCAGATTCAAAGACCCTGTCTGAGAAGAAAAGGCTCGCGCTGGCCGAGCAGATTCACAAGAACGCTGTAGATTGGGCAATCGGCGAGGTCACACATGAGGAAATAGATAAACTGAACATACTACAAGCGTCTATGCTCGCCATGAAGAGGGCTGTTCACGGGCTCGTCATCAAGCCCAACAGTGCTCTGGTCGACGGTAACAAAACACCTGACATTGGTGATGTTCCCTGCATCGCCATCATAAAGGGGGATGTTAAGGTACCTGTCATCAGCGCAGCTTCCATTCTGGCCAAGGTATACAGAGACAATCAGATGATCGCACTTCATACGATCCACCCTCAATATGGATTTGATAAACATAAGGGGTATCCGACGCGACAACACCTGAAGATGCTACAAGAGCATGGTCCAATACAACAACATAGGAAGACGTACAAGCATATAGCCAGACCAGAGAAACCCTGTATGAGATAGATAATATCATAATATCATCCTCCTTCAAAAATGGCTTCAAAAGAAAACTTTTGGATGTATGATGTGACTCAGTTGTTCCGTTCATACGAACTACTCCCCAGCCCTGAAGATAGCCTGTCTACCAAACTAAACACAATCACACGACTTGCGCTGATCGTGTGTGTAGTGATCGCTGCTTATAAGCCCGTGCTTGCATTCAGTACACTAGTTATCGTCATGGTCGTGACCATGAGTGTGTACTCAGGTGCAGTTGCAGATCCCACTGTTGAACGATTCGAAGTACCACCAGCTGATGATGTCATAACAGCGAGCGAGCGCAAACAGCTGTATGAATTCATGAGAGAGTACAACTCCGTCCGATACCCGGATCTCAACGCAATAGGTTTTCCTACTACTCAGAAGAGGTTTTGTGATGACGCTGTACCTCTAGAATATGGTCCCAACCACATCTCACCCAACCAAGCACTGGTTGGAGGACCAAACCCAAAAACAAGGATACCCCCACTCATAGTCGCCCCCTCACACGACCTCGACTCCTGGCGAAATAACGACTTCGTCGTCCATTCTCAAATAAACAGAGAAACCAATTTCGACGCAGACAGGGCGGGCTACAACTGCGGCATCCTCCCAACCAAGTGCGGGGAGTGCGTGTACGTGCCCTGTCAATGCAAAAGCGATTCTCTTCCTGACGTTACCGTGAACGGAGACCTGATTGAAGGCTTCAACGGAGGCTTCAACGGAGGCAACGGCTTCGGCAGCACCGAATCAGATGGAGCTAGCAGCTTCAGCTTGCCACAAGGAGATTTTCGAAAGGGTGGTGGTATTTGGCACGCGCGCACCAAGAAAAACAGCAGACGCTCAGGAGATCCTGACCCAACTCAACGCAAACACAAACAACAATACATCGAGGAGGCTATCAACGAACTGAAAGGCAAACACGACAAACCATACATCAGGAGGTATGTGCGCAACGTGTTTATGGACAGACATTTGGGTGACGTGAACGACTTGGAGATTGACGAGGTGTTGGCGACTCTACAAGAGGACAAGAAAGAACTTATAACACCCTGCTACGAGAGCCCCAGACGTGACAACATCATTACGCAGACACTCCAGCCAGGGGTATTTCAGAAGTCGCATATCGGCGAGCCTATCCAGAACAACATTGGTATCTCGTACACTCAGCAGTGGGGTCCCACAGAGGTGCAGCAGACCAATAATATGATCAAGTATACAATGCATGACCCAAATAATACAATCACCACGCCTCAAATGAAAGAAGAGCCTATTGCACAAAACCACGGCAATATTTATGATCCTCGGTTCACTGGATATGGTACCGGCTATAGATCCTATGTAGATCAGTTGACAGGGCGACCCAAGTTCTTTTACGATGATGTGGATGCGGTTACGATGCCCAACTACATCACTCGTAGCAACGTAGATGTGTTCCCCTGGGCCAACACCTATGGTCCAGACAAAATTATGACCCAGAGTGAAAATAATGAGTACAAACAACTCGCAAACAACGCATTCACTGACTCAACAATAACTTTCAGAACGGAGATGCAGGAACGACTCATGAGAAAACGTAACGCTGAGTTGTGGCAACGTAGGGTGGCTCCTATTTCAACAATGGGACGATTAGGATCGTCTATGAAATCGTGTTTGTAACACATATATATACCTGGTATGAATGGGTTACACATGAAAATCATCATTCTGCTTGCTTGCTTTCGAAAGACTTGTATGGTCTATTCTTGTATGTCTTGGTCCTGTGAGATAATGAGGATTTATATCCTAATGAGGATATAAATTGTATAGATAGAATACGTTAAAAACCACTTTTGTTCATACTACTTCTGTAGACGACGACTATGATGACAATCCCGATGACCCAAATGACCCAAGTGGATCTAAAAAATTCTACAAGTGCTGATCGTCTCGACGGCGGCATATCTAATTCGTCTAACTCATCTTCAGGCACTTCCTCTTCATCTTCAGTATCGTCGTCTCTATTAGGAGGGGTTGGAGCTGGTGTTGGTGGTGTTGGAGCTGGTGGTGGAGCTGGTGTTGGAGCTGGAGCTGGTGGTGTTGGTGGTGTTGGAGCTGGTGTTGGTGGTGTTGGAGCTGGAGCTGGAGGTGGTGTTGGAGCTGGAGGTGGTGTTGGAGCTGGAGCTGGTGTTGGTACGGGGGTCATTGTAAAGTCCTCGTTCATATAGTCTTGAGCTGAAAGCCAAAATTTGCGTCTGACACAAAGGAGCACTGTATCGCTGGGAACCTCGATCTCTCTATTTGAGCACTCATTTGAGCAACTCTTATTACTATCACCACATGTTGGTGTCTCTGCACATGTATTTCCGTTCCATTTAAAACAAGTGTAACATGGTTGGTTTTTATTAACACCGCATCTCTGATCTGGGGTGCATCTGTGCGGTCTTTGACCTTTGATGAGTGAGCATGATAGCGCGCGCACAAGACACTTGTGTCCATCGGCCCTCACAGCCCAACAACCACCTATTGATAACGTGTGGTTGTTCAAGATTCTGAAGAGCTCTGCTAGATCGGCACGTCCTCCGGTACGTCCTCGGTACGGTCTTCGCACCCAATAGCCGTACGGCTTCGCGTTTGGGTCATTGATGTACGACGTCCGTAGTTTTTGAATGAATGATTTGAAGGTTGCTTTGAGAATATGATCTTTTAGTAAGATATCTCTAAGTTCGGTTTCATTACTAGGTATTCCGTAGCGCTGTGCGATACGATTTCCTATCCTCATCCTGTTTTTCATGCGCATGAGTTGGTGGAATCCGTGCGCGTGCTGTATGAACTGGTTCTTAATTTGCACCTCTTTTGCCTGCGCGGTTGGTGTGATCGTGAGACCCAAACGCCTGATGAAATTGAGAAGATTGGCGTTATACCTGAGATCATCTACTCCTGTCACTATATCAAGCGTTTGACCGTTTAGAGTTAGATGGTAGTTGCCTGGCACCCCGTCCAGAGCGAGATTTCTGATCTCGTTTCCCGGGATGTCAACACCCATCAACATCTGTTTGAAAGCATATAACTCAATGGGTGGTGGGTTCAAGGTTAGACGACTCTTGTTGCCGGCATCTATACGATTAGCCAATTCAGCCACTGGTGTGTAAATTGCTAGGTATTGTTCCATCTATTTTACTGAGAGGTTATTTTTTTTAGTTTTTTAAAGCATATCATCCTTGCCAGTAATGACTTGGATATAGATACCATGATATAGATACCATAGTTGGGTATTTGGGTTGTTTTGAATGACACGTAAGCGATCTAAAGCTGGGTCTTGTAGATCAAAATTATGCCGACGAAACCAAGATCTCCAGAGATACCTCCTAAGAGAAAAGTCGAAAAGGCCACTAAGGCATCTAAGGGTGGTGTGAAGAGCACTCACCCTCATGTTATTCCTGATCCCACCAACACTCTTTCTGAAGAGGAAATGCCTCATGAGTCGAACAACAGCAGGTTTGACATTGTTGACAATAACAAGGTTTACCCGGCCCTCATTAGCGAGTTGCTCAACATCTGCATCTCCGAGGCTAGTGAGGTGAGGGGTGCTTTTAAGAATCGCAACCGCCAGAAGTACATGAACATCTTTGCTGGCTACAAGGACAAGCTTTCTGATCGCGACTACTCGATCATCAAAGGGGCTCTCTATTACCTCTATGATTTCAGTCGTGTCAAATCAATCGATAAGGAAACTGCATTGTGGATGATTGGTATATATGAGATTCCTACCAGTCAGATCATTTCATACACCAGTAAGGATATTCTCAAGAACATCGCCAAGGACCATGGTTTGTCCTATTCGAACAAGAAAGCTGAAGATCTTGTGGAAAACATTCGAGGAGTCATTGATCATCATTGAGACATATAGACAACATATGAGATGAACAAATGACTCATGTACGAAATAGTACCATTAAAGTTAAACTAGCCGCTGTCCTTATGGTTAGAAACGAAGAGAAGAGGATTGAGACTACCCTTAATAGCGTGAAGGATGTGGTAGACGGTGTCATCGTGTTCGACACGGGCTCTGAAGATAAGACTGTTGACATCATGAAGAATTTTGCAAAGAAGCACGATTTACACTTTCATTGCATTCAAGGGGTGTTTGAAGACTTCGCTACCTCACGTAATAAACTACTCGAGTTTGCAGACAAACATCTCTACCACTATATGCTCCTTTTAGACAGTAATGATGAATATAAATCTGACAGGAACTTGAAAGAATTTTTAAACGACAGATCTGAACACGGATTCTTTCTTCATCAACAGTGGTATATTGGCAATGAAGATAAAATTGACTACTACAACATCAGGTTGATTAAACCTAACGTTGGCTTTAGATACAAAGGTGTTGTTCACGAGTATATAGAGGTTCCGCCTACAGCCATGATTGGCAAAATCGAGGATGTCACGCTATATCAAGATCGGGTCAAGGACAATGATGGTAAATCGCAGACGCGGTGGAAGAAAGACCTGATGCTTCTGAAGAAGGAGATCGTCATTAATCCAAACGACGGACGAACTCAGTACTACCTAGCCCAAACTTACGACTGTCTCAATATGAAGAAGGACGCTATGCTCTTATATAAACAGAGAGCGAACAACAAGGATGGATTCTTTGAGGAGAGGTTCAACTCAATGATGAAGTGTGGTGACTTGGAGAGAGATGAAGATGAACGCGTTAAATGGTACCTTCGGGCTTACCAGATTATTGAGCGAGCAGAACCACTGGTTGAGATAGTCAAAATATATAGAACGAAGGAGAAGTTCATGTTAGCTTTCGTATTCGCTAATCTGGCATGCGATCTCACTTATCCTTCAAATTGCATCTTATGGGTGAACAAAAAGTGTTACAAACACGACAGATGGCAGGAACTGAGTATTGTCGCGTATTACGTAAAGAAATATGAAATAGGTAAGAATGCATGCGAGAAGGCTATCCAGTCTGGATACGACGTTGACCTTAATAAGAAAAACTTACTTTTCTATGAGAAAAATGTGGTTCAATAAAGCCAACGCGAGTGACAGTTTTTTCATATTCTTCTCGATAGCGGTGATTGTGTTTGTAGTCCTGCTTGTGTGGAATATTGTATCTGGACAAAAAGGGTCGTATACAGATCACACGTCTATGATATGGGATCTGTTGGGCAAAGCGGTAAAGCCCAAGAAAAAGGCGTCTTTTGAGAGCAAGGGAGAGATTGAGTGTAGGCGGGCAATCGAACACCTCACCGGTAAACCATTCCCAAAAGCTAGACCCAATTGCATGATGAATGGAGTCAGTGGACACAACCTTGAATTAGATTGTTATAATAATGAAATGAAGATAGCTGTTGAGTATAATGGGGAACAACATTACAAATATATACCTTATTTCCACCCAACTAAAGACGCATTCTATAATCTCAAATACAGAGATGATATGAAAAAAAGACTTTGTGATCAGAACAGTATTACTCTGATTACAGTCCCATACACAATAAAACATGATGATATTGAAGCTTATATAAGGTCAAAGTTACCTTCGGACCAAATATGAAGAATGGGTTACCATATTTTTATCACCAGTGATAAAAATGTCTAATTTTCAAGTCGACAAACCACGAATACATAACAATATAATCAACGATATACAGATTCAATCAGGAATACCTCTGAGTGGTGAAACCATTGTATATGATCCAGTTAATAATGAATGGGTGTTTACCCCCAGTCCCACAGGTCCCATCGGTCCCATCGGTCCCATCGGTTCTACAGGTCCCATCGGTTCTACAGGTCCCATCGGTCCTATCGGTCCTACAGGTCCCATCGGTCCTATCGGTCCTACAGGTCCCATCGGTCCTACGGGTACTACAGGGCCGCAGGGTGTAACAGGATCAAATGCAATTAACTTTTTCTTTCGTAATAGAGGGATTTTGGGAGCGCCTTTAGTGATTGATACAACTCCTATTGATTTAACACCCGTGTTTGGTTCCTTACTTGTAACTAGTTTTAACACTCTTATTACATATGATAGCATCAATCAAGTATACAAAAACGATCCAACTACAACTGATTTTTATTCCTTCTTTGTAAATATACGTATTAGTGGTACATTTGCATCTAATAACCAAGCAGTATTAAACTTTTCAATCCGTAGACCCGATGGTGTAACTGAGATCACGTCTGTTGAACTTGTTAGGATTACCAGTGGAGCTTTCATTACAAAGACTGTTGCTGTAATTCCCACTCGTGTGTTTCCTGGAGGAGCAGATCCATATCAAACTAACGGATTTAAGATCTTTGTAGTTAAGACGCTTGGTCCTAATTTCACGTTTGATACAACCAACAATCAAGAGATTGTATTTGAAGCAACCTAATCGTAACCCATTGAGGTTCCGTTACCCTTGGGGTAAGGGACGAAGGGACGTGGTCGGTCGCTCGCTCTTTACGTCTGACATGAGGTACAGCCTTGATAGTACCAAAAGAGGAAAATGCTAATTAATAGAACAACGATACCGGTGGAGATCATAATCCGTTTTCGTTTTTGGTAATCTTGTTTTGAGGATAGGCCTGCTACACCTGCACCCGCTAGTGCGATGGGGACAGCCATACACATACCACAAAAATCTTCGCGAACTTCTGCCATTTTGTATATGGGTAACATTTTCATTTTTACTTTCAGAAATTATCAAATTATCACATGAGGCCTAGCGTAGCGATGGGTCAATAATAGAACTGGCACAATGGGAGTAGATCGTCAGTCGGTGGCTCTGTGTACTTTTTCTGGAAGAAGCAACAGGCCATCGACTGCATTACGTTCAGTGGTTTACACGTTGTGTCTTTTTTTTACGTAACATGGATGTATTCCACACGCGTTCACGTTTGTGTTTCGGATAAATTTCATGATTAGCGTAACTTGCTGATTGTAGAAACTTGGTGAACTCTTTGAGACTCTTGATTAGGTCATTTACCGAGTACTCGGTGCGGCTGGCTGCCCACAACGCTACGCGTTGCTTCTGGGCTGGTGAGAGGATGTTTATGAACTTCATTGCATCGCGTTTGGCGGCGTTGTGCCAAATGTAACGAAGTTGCTCCTGTTCATCGTCATCAAAAATCCCAAACTGGGTGTCGTCGAACCCCCCGTGGATGTCAATGATGACCTTGTGCATCAATATCATAATGTCGTCCATCTTTTGCTTATCCGAGATATTTTTTACGGGCTTTTTCCTCACATATCAAAAGATGACTACTCAGAGTGTTATACGTATGTCCATACACCCTATCACGGACGGTTACGTGAGGATGAACACTCTCACATCATGGGATACTGACTTTGAGCAGATCCCTTGCCATAACGCTCGCGAAATATGCGTTGCAAGCCAAGACCCACGTCTTGTTAGTCCCTCACATGGTGGCCAGAGGCTTGCACTTGACAGCATACCCCTCAATGGTAAGGTCCAAGTATCGGACACACCGTACATACCAGGCTATAACGCCGCTAGTTATAATTCGTACACAGACATCAATGGAGGTCAGAACACATACTACTACAGCAAAGACCTCGCAGTTCCGTTCATTTCTCAACTGTTTGTACAACCCGGTCTCGTAGTCAAAGAAGACTATATTGACCCAATGGACTCGTACAAGCCTCATTACTGTCGTGCTACCATGGAGGACAAGAACTGTCTCAGTTGGATCAGAGACAGCCAATTTCATAGAGAGGACCTCATGAGCAAACAAATCTGGAACAGGAACCAGAACAACTATGAGGTTGGTATCGAATCCAAACGTACTGGAGATCATAATGACTAAAGCTATTTCTTCTATAACAAAAAAACAATGGAATGCCAAATTTGTTTCTACAAATATACCCCTAAAATGAGGCGGAAGTATACGTGCGTCGAGTGTTCACAGAGTGCGTGCACCAGCTGTGTATTTAAACACCTATTGACCAACCTTGGCGACATGAAGTGTCTTTTCTGCGATGCCCAGGTCCTCATTACCAACTTGCGGGACTACCTCTCCGTCACCAAGTACAAACAACTTGCCGACAAGGAGGTAAACCACCTTTTTCAGATTGAGATAGGGTTGCTCGACAACACAAAGGAGGCGCTCAACGAGGAACAACGCCTGATTGAGATGGAAATCATGACCAAATTTATGCGCGAGAACGGTCTCTCAGACGCGCAGATTTTTCACATGCTAACCAAGCTGGGCTATCAAAAAAGACCTAACAAACACCTAGACATCCACATGTGTCCCACATGTAACGACCTGCTAACAAAAGACGATTACGCCTACACATGCGACTCATGCAAGATCCAAATCTGTGGGATATGTATCGAAGAAAAGAAGAACGACCATGTATGTGACGAGAAAGTGCTTGAAACACTGAAATATATACACGCTACGTGCGAGACCTGCCCTAAATGCCGCATCGTCATAGAGAAGGAAAGCGGTGGGTGTGACCAAATGTTCTGTACCAAATGCAACACAACGTTCTCTTGGACCACCCGCCGTATCCTCACGAAGGGAGAAATCCGCCACAACCCCCATTTCTACGACTGGCAACGACAACAGAATGATGGAGTTCGCAACCCATTAGACAATCCATGTGAAGGCCACTTTCTGATCAAGTGTCAAAACGAGCTCAATACTGTGACCATTCTACCCGAAACGCTGGCCGCCGCCACAACCCTCAACAAAAAGACATTATCAGTAGATAAAGGCGCGTACCTGAAGTTCGTTCAGGGAATGCTCGTCCACTCGATCGAGACCATTGTGGGGATACAGGAGAGAGACGACTTCATCAGACAGCAGTTCAGAAGCCGGTACCTCACAAAGCGCATCACCTTCAACAAGTGGAAAACACGCTTCAAACAACACGTCAACACCCTGCGTAGAAACAACGAAACAAAGACACTCCTTCTAACATGTCTCGACGGACTCTACTATATCGTCTTAGCAAGAGATGCGGACACGGGCATGGTTGAACAACTATTCACTACCATTACCAACGGTCTCAAGCACGTCCAAGACCACTACGGTAGGACCATCAACTACAGGATAAGTACGGAAAACATCGTTCTCCCGTATATGACTTAACCCTGTAATAATTGAAATATCACCACCTTCGCGTATAATAATCAAAAAACTATGTCTGACAACACATGCTTATTCTGTTACGACGACAGTGCAGTCTCCTTCTGCGACTGCGCGGCTAGGGCCCATGAGCACTGCCTTAAAACATATATCAGGTGTCCTCTTGAGAATGGCTGTCCATACTGTAGGAAACCTATCCAGTTCACAATCACTAACAACCCCATTATAAATAAATATAAAGTATACATTACCATAATCGCCTCCATGCACGTCTCCCTATTTGCAGCATCCTTCTGGGCTACATCAAAATTTATGCAACCAACAGGTATCTATTATACACTCAAAACAATTAACATCGCATTTCTCGTCCCAACCCTTCTGCTAACGCTCGTCTGGTATGGAAATCATATCTACTACGACATCCCGATAAGACTACCCAATATATGGGTTCCTAGGATCAACAGAGACTATACCACCATACACAACACCACAATACATAGGTGTTGTAGCAACTGCAAACATTGCAAAAACAAAACAGCAATCGGACAAGTCATTCTAATGGGAACCATCTTCATCGGATTCGTGGTATACACGTACATGGCGTATTACAACCTCTACCAATACTACAAGATGTTCATCATCCGTTCAAACACAATTCACTTCACAAAAATGAAAAGTGAATGATTAGATAATCCCACGAAGTGCTCATATGAGGATTAACTCCGGACGAACCCGGAAAGTATCTATATCCCCTTAGGGATATAGATGAATGAAGAGGTGATTAGATGGATGACAAATTGTGAATTAGATGGATGATACGGTTTTTACCCAGTTGTATAACTTGGTCCATGTTTCGGGTCTAATCATGATGGGGAATGTGATCTCTTCAGAGACATCTTCATAGACATCTTCAGAGACATCACGAGCGTCAAATTTGTAATAATTTGATAGAATGTCTTTGAATTTGTCCAGAACAATGAGTTCATCGAAGTGGTCGCTGTAGATGGCCATGTAGTGACCAAAGTTAAAAGTGATAGGATAGATTTCTTGGATAGCCTGTTTGAGTAGTGTGTAGAAATTGTCAATATTATTATAGGGACTGACGCCGTTTCCATCACGATTTTTAATATTATTGATATTGAGGAATTTTGTGTTACAGATCTCCATATTGTTCAGATCTGTATTGTAAAAAGACAGATCCGAACTCTCCAGTTCGAAGAGTCCTCTAGACGACCAAGACGAAGAATAACTGAAATTGAACCATAACATAGTCACTTTACTCATGGTGGTGGTTTTATTTAATATTATTATTCGTTTCTGAAATTCAAATATTTGAATAATGCCACTTCAAAGTAATGTTCAAAATAAACAAATGATTTTCAACGCCAATGAAATGATTGATAAAGTTGTAGCGGTTGTGGAAAAGATCCTATGTCTTGATGACTACATAAATTCTGAGTGTATCGAAAACGCGCACATGCTCAAAAACATAGTGATGGAGATTATAAAAATATGTCGACTCCACCCGTTTTTGACTATGTTTGCTCACAGTTCTTCATGTGTGTCACCCGATTGCCCGATGAAGTGTTGTCACATGTTCAGGAAAATTCGTAATCATATTAATATTAAACATGGTATAAGCGCGCATATAAACACTGACACTGAGCCTGAACAACATATATGCGCTATCATTCACGTATACGGACAAATTCTCAGAATGCATGTAGATACATGTCTGGTAGACGTGTGTGACATTCATAGTTGTAAAGATATAAAAAAGATGCGTGAAGAGCGTGGTCATCGGATTCTTCCAACCAATTTTAATCGTATCGAATTGCGATGCAGGGAAGCACTACAGCCACAACCAGCACTACAACCACAGCCACTCGATAGTGTCATTAATGGAATAACCAATCTCAATTTGTCAGACACCCGTCAGTAGATCAGTAATCCAATTTATAACCAGAGATGGTTATAAATACATACAGCTCTATCGATTCGACGACAGGAGCCCACGATCCGCCCCTTCCGAAGTTCAGTATACATTTGTACGGCACGGACCAATGTGACAGAAAATTGAAGAGGCCTTATTATATCTTCATGAGGATATAAATCCAATAATGACCGTTTTGTATATTTGGTCCATGAGATTTTTTTCATTGTTAATAAGATCATTAACTCTCTTTTCATATTCTGGTTCCCATGGAGTCAGCCTCATGAAGAGGGTCTTTGATATCTTTATTAGTTCGTCATCTTTAGTATCGTTTTGAATATTGAAGGTGCGTCTTGTCATATCAACGATCATCCGTCGTGTTCGCGCTTCCTTATCAATGTTGTTCGTAATCATTTTACATAAGATAGCCTTATCACGGTGGTCATTTGTATCAAAGAACATGTCAAACCTCTTTTTCGCCTTGACATTGGCATTTTTGTATGAGTTGGATGTGGTGGTTAGTTGGGCTTCCACGATTTCTAAGAAAGCATTGGCATTTGCGGTGATGACGCTTGAGATGTTTGTTGTGTAATACCTCAAACGCCCGAGGATAGGGAAGTAGACATCCACTGATTCTGGAAATGCAAGGAGTTCATGTAATGGATACTTATAAAACTTGTGGCACTTGTAGTAGATGGGTAGCTTGAGCTTGCTGTACGTGGGTAACATATCGTCGCATGTATGATGGTCCATGTACACCAAACCCTCAGGATGGATTAGGTTGGATGTGTTTTGAAACCATTTTGTGTTCAACTCTGAAACAGACATTTGACCTTTGACAGTTAGGTCAATATCCTTCATTATTTGAATAGTTTCTCCTGTGCTAGTCACCTTACGCCACGCAGGTTGTGAGATGTTCACATCTTGTTTATAATGAGGTATGTAGCTTACACCTTTACATGTTCCCAAGAAGAAGAGGTCCGAAGTAGGGTACGAGATAGCAAGCTCTGTGTGAACCTTATTGTCGTGGGTCTCTCTGTCCTTACAGACCATTTCAAAGATGAGACTACTCATCACATTGCTTCTCAGAGGCGACAGCTTCTCAATGAACACTTCTTTGATTTGATTCCATATATCGTCTGAAGAACCGGAACCGACAATCTCAATCCCGCAGAACGCCGCCGTTGCCGTCACAAAGTAGCGCTTCATCGCGTCGCTCATGTATACGTTTCCTGATGTTGATGGAATGTAGAGTCCCGTGTCTGTCTCCACGTGGTAGCATCGTGTCAGATCGACGTATCTGCTCATGAGATCGTGCTCCGGTGTGCCGGTAGGGTAGTGGGTGACGACCAGGAGTGAGCCGTCTACCTTTTGAGTGACGTAGGCTTCTTTGAGCAGCACATCACTCTTTGTATTGAACATGCTAACGATGGACTGTTGATGTACGTCAAGTGAGTCGAACTTCCTATCATGTATGTCCTGAGTGTCGTCGACCCCCTGTTCAAGATGCGTCTTCGTGAGCAGTTCGGCACCTCTCATGAGGCTACTCTTAACCTCGTACACGTTTCCCTCTCGATTAATGGCGTACCCGCGCCCTCTGGCCTCACGAGCCCACCTTGGTTTCCAAATCTGATTGAGACCATCAATGTACTTAATTACAAACACGTACTGGAGCATATCGTCGTTAAACTTTTCCACTTTCATGTTGTAGTTGTTATACTTGAAGAACTCTGTAAGGAGGGTCATACCACCGGTTGTATAGAGGAGTGTGACCAGTTCAAGCAATGTCATCGTTGTGGTATCTTCCATTGATGGGGGGCGAGCAATGGTGCTTTGAGCATCGTAGATTCCCGAAATAGTGGTTAGAAGATGCTCTAGTTGGTAGTCCATGATGCCGGACCACCCAGTCACCATTGTGAAGTGTGGTTGTTTGTACTCCTTAGTGTTGTATTCGACACTTTCGGTCATGCTCACGAGGTTACTCCAATCGAGCCCTTTACCGAGAGGGTTGCTGAAGTCCTGAGGTCTGTTCCTGTTGATGTCAATCTGCTCCTCGACTGTGCATCCCAGTCTGCTCATGGCCTCATCCTCTGTGAATAACTTAGATCTATGCGTCCAGATGGCAATGCGGAGAGTGTGCTGTGCGATTTCAGGAATGATGTCACAGTTGTGCATATACATGGTTGCCAGTGTGTCCAGGATGACCACATTGCCCATCAGTAACTCACCCTCAATGTCATTCCTCAGTTTGGCGTTTATTTCACGAGCCCACTTTTTATCGCACGAACTGTAGTGATTAAAAGCTTCTCTGTACACATCACCTGTGATAAGTTCATCCGCTATCGGGTCTTTGCCCATGTACTTACGAGTAATGTTGATCATGTATGCGTCACGATTGAAGACGGCGACGTTTACGCCTAATGCCGCCATGAACTTCTTAATTTTATGTGCGAGGGCCGTCTTACCTTGCCCGCTGTTACCCCGCACCATGATTAGCACTCCTTTTGTGAGATTGTGGGACGATATGAAAGAACTGTAAGCTGTTGCTGGCGATATGGCTTCCCTAAACTGGTTTTGGCTGGAAACAATGTAATCCTTTTCTTCATTATTTTCTCCTTGAATAGCGAGCGAGTCCCCAACACGAAGGGCGCAGATCAGGTCCTTCACCTCACTTGTGAGGAGACTGAATGCATCAATATTGAGGGACCCTCTGCTAATAGGAAACCTGGCGTGGTATCCGCACATGTGATAGTTGACGGCTGTCGCGATGTCCGCCATATCCTCTTTTGAAAGGTTAAATGTTTCCAGAAGATCCTGAGATGTTATGTTTTCGACGATCGCGGAACCGACAGGTCCATGTCCTTTCATGCAGAGTCGCTTACCTCTAGCGACGGTGCACCCGGGTTTACCAATGTCGTGCAAAAATCCGGTGAGAAAGAACTTCCAGATGTTGCGCTCACCTTTGATGTGATCGCGCGCGTATATACTCGCGTACCTCGCGCACTCCATCAGGTGTTCGTAAAGACTTTCTTTGTGAGGAGTTGTCAATGTCCTCCCAGATTTGGGATCAACCTTCTTATGGAAATGTTCCGATTGTAGCCACAGCAACAGATCATGACCGGTCTTAAACTCAGTATACACATCTGTGTTTAAATTAACCTTCGAAAATAACTGAGTAAAACTACTCATTATGGTTTGGTTTATTTATCGTCCATAAACCATAAACCCTTTATCCAAAATATTGGATGGGGAATGCGCTAAATGTATCTAGCATCCTCCTCACGAGTATACTTCTTCTTGAGATACATCTTGGCATTACAACATGGTATCCATAAGAGTTTTTATATCCCATGAGTGATATAAAAATGTTTAAAATGATACTGAAACCTAAAGCGGTTAGAGTACAGGAAATCCTAATGCCTAAACACTTGGTATTCTTACGAAAACCAAGTGTTCTCCGACTTGATAGTCCCATATGGCTCCTATAGTGACCTTTTTCAGGCACCATATTCCTCCATACAGCCAGCTCGCCCGAAGGCTTACTGGGGCCCGACTGAACATTGAGCCAGCTCCGCCACACCGTAGTGCCGCGTTCCTGACCGACGA